ACCTGTTAAATGTATAAAGGAACAATTATGGAATTAGTTAAATTAAAAAAAGGCGATAAAGTTATTACCAGAACAAAGTTTGATTATGAAAAAAATTTCATTCATTGGAAAATGAGAGGTTTTGAATTAGTAGAAGATAAACCCAAAGAAGAAAAACCAAAAAAGACTAGGAAGAAGAAAGAAGATTAATGGCAACATCAGAATTTTCAGTAGCAGTCGCAGATATTAAAAAATATGTTCCAGACATTGAGGATTATGGATTACTAGACAGTAATAATGATTTTGATGAACCACTACAACAAGCTGAAAATGATGTTATTAGACAAGTTCGTGAAGAATGGTGGGAAAGATACAGACATACTGTTCGTTACAAAGATATAACAAAAGTTACTACATTAGAGTTAGATAGTTCGAAATTAACAAACGCACAATGGACTAGAAGTGTAGTTTATAGAGCATTAGCAGAATATATTTATCCAATACTAACTAAATGGAAAGACCCACAAGGTGGTGATGGACAAGACGCTTTTCAAGTACAAATGGCACATTACAGAGCAAAATATGCAGAAGAGTTTAATGCAGTATTACGTGATGGTGTTGAATATGATGAAGATGGCGATAGCACAGTTAGTGCTAGTGAAAAAGAACCTATACATCATTTAAGGTTGGTGAGATAATGTGCGAATTTTGTAATGGTGAATGTGTCTGTAGATAATGGTAGCGAGTGTTCGCATCAAAGACAATTCTGTTCAAGTAAGTAAATCACTTCAAAAAGTATCTAGACAAGTTCCTAAAGCTATTAAAAGAGCCTTAGCCAATGCAACAGCTTTTGAGATTGCGGCTATTAAAGAACGTACCCAATCAAAGGGTGTAGATTTTAGAGGCAGGGCATTTAAACCTTATTCCCCTAAATACAAAAGAAGATTAGTAAAACAATCTGGTGTTGTTGATTTAACCGATACAGGACAAATGTTTAGTTCATTAACAAGTAAAGTGACACCAAGTAAAGGTGAGTTATTTTTTAGACAAGCATCAGCTAATAGAAAAGCCTTTTTCCATGATGAAGCAGGTGTGGGTAGAAAAAAGATTATCCGACCCTTTTTTAGAATAAGCAAAAAAGAAGAAACAAACATTGAAAAGATATTCTTTAATGTGTTAGAAAGAGAACTGAGATTATGAGTAAACGAGAAGATATAGCGGCAAATATTATTACTGTATTAGATGCAGTCACTTCACCTATTGAACTGAAGAAAATAACTAGAGAACCCTTTGAGCCAGAACAGTTAGCCGACCCACAATTTCCTGCATTGTTTATTTCCACAGGTGACGAGGTAAGAGAAGATTTTTCATTAGGTGATACTGCGGCAGGAAAAAGAAGTGGCACAATAGATTATGTATTAGTTGGGTATGTTAAAGGAACAGAAACCAATCTAGATACTAAAAGAAACCAATTAATTGAGGTTATAGAAGAAACCTTAGATGCGGATAGAACTAGAAGTGGAAACGCACTAGAAACAAAAATAGTAGAAGTTAGTTCTGATGAGGGAACATTATATCCTTTGGGCGGAGTGAGAATTGTGGTAAGAGTATTTTATGAATTTGTTAGAGGTACTGCGTAATGCCTAAAAGAGTAAAGCTATACAAAGATGGTAATTCCATAGAAGCATGGGATAATAATATAGACAAATTTCTTGCTAATGGTTATAAACTAGAAGCAGAAAAAAAATCTACTAAAAAGAAAAAAGTAGATGAAGATAAACAAGAAGGAGTAAACGAATGGCAACACACGTCGGAACAAGCGGAGTAGTCAAAGTTGGAGCAAATACAGTCGCAGAGGTTGTAGGATTTAACTTAGATGAAACTAACGATACTGTTGAAGATACAACACTAACTGACACTGCAAAATCTTATCTAGTTCTTAGAAAAGATGCTACAGGTACTATTGAATGTCATTGGGATGAAACAGATACAAATGGACAAGAAGCACTAGACGTAGGTTCTTCTGTCACTTTAAATCTTTACCCAGAAGGTGCAGATAGCGGTGACGCATACTACACAGGCACAGCAATAGTGACAGGTGCATCTGTAGCAGTGACAATGGATGGTGTAATCAGTAGAACTTTCAATGTACAGTTCTCTGGTGGCGTTTCACACACAACAGTCTAATCTAAATGCCCAAGAAAGATTATCTTGAGGGTGCAATAAATCATTTTAAGCACCAAGAGATTAAAATTATTGAAGTAGAAGAATGGGGATTAATAGGCGAAGATGCCATTTATGTTAAACCATTTACACTTTTAGAAAAAGCAGAAATCTTTAAAGGCTCTAATGATAACGACTTAACTGTCTTAATTGATGTCATTGTAAAAAAGGCACAAAATAAAGATGGTGAGTTAATGTTTGATATAGAAAGTAAGATTAGAATGAAAAAATTCGTTGACCCAGACATTATCGGTAGAGTTGCCACCCAAATACTCGGAACATCATCAGATACTAAAGACTTAAAAAAAAACTAAACTCTGATTCCAATTTCAGATTTCATTTTTTTTTAGCAGAGAAGCTACATAAAACAATAGGCGAAATTATGCAAATGCCTGTTGAAGAATTTTCTATGTGGGTAGCTTACTATAACCTCAAAAACGAAGAAGAACAAAAATCATTGAATAAGTTAAAGATGCAAGGTAAAAGAAGATAATGACGAAAAAACTCAATATTGACATCATTGCAAGAGATAAATCCCAAAGAGCATTAAATCAAGTTCAAGGAAATTTAGCTAAAACCAAATCATCAGTTATAAATTTAAAAAATGCTTTAATAGGTATTGGTGCAGGTGCTGTTTTAAAGTCTTTTATTGATGTAGGTAAAGAAGTAGAAAATTTACAAGTTCGTTTTAAATTTTTATTCGGTTCAGTTGAAGAAGGTTCATTAGCTTTTGATAATCTTTCTAAATTTGCTTCAAGAGTTCCTTTTTCACTAGAAGAAATTACTGCCGCATCTGGAAATTTAGCAGTTGTAGCTAAAGACGCAAACGACCTTAATAGAATATTAGAAATTACAGGTAATGTAGCCGCAGTCACAGGATTAGATTTTGCAACTGCGGGTTCACAAATTCAAAGAGCCTTTTCTGGTGGTATAGCCGCCGCAGATATCTTCAGAGAAAAAGGTGTTCGTCAATTATTAGGATTTAAAGAAGGTGCAAAGGTTTCAATAGATGAAACAGTTGCCGCATTTGAAGAAGCATTTAGTGGTGATGGTAGATTTGCAAACGCAACAGATGATTTAGCACAAACCCTTACAGGAACTGTGTCTATGTTGCAGGACAAATTATTTAACTTTCAAAAATTAGTTTCAGAACAATTTATAGGCACATTAACAACCGAATTAGGTGATTTAAATACATTCTTAGAACAAAATAATGAAATAACTGAAGAATTAGCAGAAACCTTAGGTGTAGGATTAGCAAAATCAGCAATAGCCGCAGGTGAAGCAATAATTCTTTTAAAAGATTCTTTAAGTTCTTTATTAGCTTTACAAAAAAGAACTGATGATTTTTTAAGTATGTTTAATTCTAGTGTTGTTGGTATTTTAACAGGCACAAATGGACTTAGAGCGTTAGGTGATGAATTAGAAGAAGATGATGAAGTAATAAAAAAAATATCTGTTTCAACTGACCATTTATCTCATAATTTTAAAGAAGCAACAAAAGCAGTTGAGGAAAATACAAAGTCAGTATCTGAAAATATAAATTTAGCTAAAGAAATGGAACAATTCCAAATTCGTAATAATGAAATTATGAAAACTATTAATCATGCTGAAATTCAAAGACAGAAAGAATTAGACGAAGCTGTTGAAAGAAGTTTTAAAAGACAAGAAGCGGCTCTAAAAAGAAAAGTAGAATTAGAAAGACAAGCACAAAATGAAATAGTTTCTTTAACAGGAAGTGCGTTATCAGATTTATCAAGATTAAATAAAAATGCATTTAGAGCCTATCAAGCGTTTCAGATAGCACAAGCAATCATAAACGCACATTCAGCGGCGTCTAAGGCACTAGCAACCTATCCTTTCCCTGTAAATATCGGAATTGCAGGTTTAAATTATGCGGCAGGAGCGGCAAGAGTAGCGGCAATCAGAGCAACCCCACCACCAAGAATTGCAGGTGGTAGAGTTAATGCAGGTGAGCCTTATATGGTGGGTGAAGCAGGAAGGGAAATGTTTGTACCTCAACAATCTGGAACTATTGTACCCAATAATCAATTAACATCACCTAATGTCAATATTACTATCATGGCTAATGACAC